TTAGGTTCTTACATTGCGGCTAACGTTCTGAATGCCATGAATAACAATGGCAAGTTTATGTTTCAGAATAAACCTGGACATGAATTTGATATTGCTATGGGTGCCGATTCAAAGGAACGTACTAGATACTTCTCTCCATATGGAACGTCAATGGACATGCTAAGAGTTCCACTTGCTATTGCTCATGCTGCATATAGCGAAGGTGACTATGGACAAGCATTTAGAGAGATGAGAAGTAGAACATCTGAGCCTGGTCAAATTGTTGGTGATTTGCTGTACAACGAAGATTATAAGCAATCACCTATTTATGGCAAAGAGAAGTTCGGCAATAAGATGATGCCAGCTTCTAAGCAGCTTGGTAACATTGCTACCAATACGGCTGGTCACGTTGTACCAATTGGAGCTAACTCCCTACTTGATTATATGATGGGTAACATCAGTCCTGAGCAACTTGCAACTCAAGGATTCCAGTTGCCAATGAAATATAGGTTTCCTGAACGTCACAAGATTAGGTGAACATGACTCAATTTCTCTATCCAATTCAAACGTTAGACCAGAACAATAAGCCTCTTGGTGGCGTGTTTATTGATGCCAAATCTCCAAATGGGAATTGGCAAGCAGTCACAGATGATTGCGGCTGGTTTAATGCATTCCTTACAGACGGTCACTACGATGTGGTATTCTCTAAAGCTGGTTATAAAGATGAACCACAAAGTTGGAACTTACATGATGCACCACATGAACCTATTGAAGTAGGATTGCAGGTCAGCAATGATTTCCCTAACTATCCCACAAGAGAACAAGTCTGCGACATCTTTTGTGGGTTTCAAGGAATCTCAATTCTTACGAAACAGTTTGGTTGGATTCAAGCATTTGGACCTGAAGTTGGTGCTCTGTCAGATGAGGATACCATATCCTATTGTCAGCAGATGCGAGAGCTTGGATTTACTCACGTTGAGATTGCAATTAGCTGGCAATATGACGAACTGGACTTTGATTATCCAGTACCAGGATTGGACCTAGCTTACAATTTGCCAGAGCTAGCTAGACGATGTGATTTGATTATTCGTCAAGGTATGTTTATTAAGTTCTCCATGTCTGGTGATGGTATATCAGTTAATGATGACCCACAGCAAGGAGAATATAACGACCCACAAGGCTGGACTTACGGCTATCAGTGGGCTATGATTAATGTCGAAAGGGTGTATGATTTCCTGGTTGATTATCAGGGGCATGACCTGACTAGATTTATTGCTTTCGTGCCAGGATATGATGGTGTGTTTTATGGATGGGGAATTGAAGGAGAAGTTCCAGACCTACAACCACACAGAGTTATTGAGTTTGGTAATCATTTTAGGAACCTATATCCTGCTGGAAACCTCCTCATCGAGCATTCTACTGGAAAGATACCAGTTGGAGAATCAGGACACGATTGGACTAATGGTGGCCCACTTGATGCATACGATGGATTACTAAGTGAATATGACCCATTCAATCTCCATTCAGATAATACATGGCAAATTGTCGGTCGTTGTACTAGACCATATAACAGGCCACCAGACCAGCCAGCCGGAGATGACCCGAATCCTCCCTATATTATTGAAGACTGTTCTAGAGGAAAGCGGTTCTATATAATGTATGAATTGCTAACCTATCTGTGGGTTAGGCATGAAGTAACTGTTCAAGACTGTAATAACGCATACGATTACTTTAGGGCAATGGCGCCATCTGCAACACTCTGTATGGTGAGACAATGAACGCTCCTTACAAGCTCATTCTTTTGGTTCTGGCTTTCGTGTGCTTTCTGCTTGTGGCTCTTGGTGTTCCGACGGGAAAATACAACCTTCTTGGTGCTGGTCTTGCGTGTTGGGTTCTCTCCACTTTCGCAGGTTAATAGGTTTATTCCAGTTATTTCCGAGATGTGGTGTTAGCATACTGCATCTCGGACAAGTTATATTCTCCCACTCTAGAAGCTGACCACAGTGATAGCATTGAGGTGGCTTGAGAATCAAAGTCATTTCTTCTCCTTATTGGCTACGTATCTCTTGTACCCATCAAGAGGCTCACCGGCTAGGTGAACAAGCCAATCCATATTACTTCCAACACCAACCTTAGTTCTTTTAACCCAACTCATCTCCATAAGGTTATCTATGATTTGGTCTAGGGTATAGCTGTTGAATATACCATAGCCTCTCCACAACAGTTGTTTCCTAGTCATCTCCTGATTCTCAGCCGCTAACAGATAGTCAATGACCGCTTTGGTACTAGCTGCCATTGGGTCTGGTCCTCTACCCTCAACAGTCCTCTTGCTACTGTAGACTAGATTAGTTACTTTCTCAATTGATTCTTCCATTGCTAACTGACTTATCTCTCCGTCAAAATCAAAGTTAGCTAACGTCAAACACATAGAGACTTTCAGTACGTGGTCTGGAACTCTATTCAGGAAACCTGTCTTGTCGTATGTCTGATTACCACGCCACTTGCGTCTCCACGAATTGAATAACTCTCTAGCATCTGATGTAGGAACTAGCTGTCCCTTCAACGATGATATCTTATTCAGGTGTGGGATATACTTTGGAGATATGTATTCATCAAACTTATCAGCGTCCGACTTATTATCATCAGAATCGTCACTCAAAAGGTCCACGTTCTGCGACCTCTTTTCCTCGTAGACAATAAGATTGCGACCGATATACCCGCCCTCAATATTGGCTTGTGGAATAGAATCGTAAAAGTGAGCAGGACTGCTTCCGAATAATGCTGTAATATAAGGCTTCTTGAGCTTCTCTGCACCATCGCCTTTGAGTAAGTTGACCCACTCTGAATTATAATTTCCATCAAATAAATCCGTTAGAATCTGCAAAGCATCGGGGTCAGCGATAATAGCTGATGATAACTCTCCATTAACAATGTACATTCGGCTATCGTTGATGGGTGGCTTACCTTCCACAGTCTTAGCTGTTGCACCCTCCTTGACGATAGCTTGAATAGAACTACGTCCTTTAATGACCCTTGTAACTCCTGCATTTGTCACCAACTGTGCTGCACGGTTAATTGGGAATCCCTTGCCCAAACCAGACTCTCCGAGTAGCATGATATACAGATTCGGTTTGTATATCAAGTCGCCTTTCAAAGTCTTCAAGCTGTAGTTGTTACCGGCTGCTGCGCTAATGCAACTTATGAAGCTCCACCAAAGCCATGATTGTGGCGTTTCGACATGTGAACATTCAGATACTAATGAATCAACCCAACTAAGTTTCTTGCTCACGCAATACATCTCTGAGCTTGATAACTAGTTCAAAAGCTCTTTTCTGCATGGACAAGGGATACTGGCTTGCTGTCATGCCAATAATGATAACGTTGAGTTCTTCCTTAGTTAGTTCTATTTGCATTTTGCCTCAACGTCCCAAACTGAATGAGCTTGTCATAGATAGCATCAATGATTTCACTTGTCTCGTCTGACGTTAGATTGAACTTCTCTCTGATAATGATTATTGCTTTGGTGACTGTTGATACAATCTCCATGTCAATCTCATCATTGGTCATCGCCTGTTCATCCTTCCACGCTGCTTAGCTAGATTGAATACCTTCTCGAAATAGGATGTTGGAAGCTGACCACTAGAGCCAACTACTATCACATGGAAATTCTCACGACCATATAGGTCTTGTGTATCTCCTGGATAGAACCATTCATTAGCTTCTAGTTGCTGTCCAAAAGCCCAGTTCTTTGCTTCAGTGTGGTTGCCTGCAATTATGCAAATCATGTTTTTACATCATCCTCAGTTATCAATTCCAGTTCTTCTGGCTTGTAATACCAATACGCAGGTTCTCTATCATTATCATAACTAAACATAACCTTAACGCCCATATATGCGCTGACGACAGTTACTTCGCCATAATGATATACTCCATCATATAACATTCTAACATTATCACCAGGCTTGAATTTCATTTTTTCAATGCCCCAAAGAATATATCATCCCTTTCAAAAAGGCTACTTAATTTTGATGATATACGTTCTATCTCTAAAGCAACAATTTGGCCAACTTTAGAATTGTCAACCCTAATATGTCCTTTCGGACAAGTAAATCTAAACTTAGAGTTATATATTTCCTTTATACAATATCGTTTTCTATTACACTCTTTACAGAATATTAACTTCTTTCCTTTGTTCACTTTACCTTAACTCCATGCTCCCAGTTACAACGAATCACTGAACCTACAGCCGGTACGTCGTTTACATCATCCCATTTCAACCAGTGACCACACTCTAGAATAAGCCAGAGTGCTGGTTTGCTAGTCGTCGTAGCGGCTACGATGTCAACAATCTCTTTCATTTTACCTCCATATGAAAATCCTTAAACGGGTCAATAAGAGTTTGCAGCGCATAAATAATTGTAACCATATCCCTATTCATCTCTTTCAAATCAACATATGGACCATCATTATAAGCATTGAGATACTTATATCTCATTTCCTCTAAATGTTCTATCATCTTGATTGCTGGCATTATAGTTTCACCTTATGCAAGTCTGCATATGTTGTATCACTGAACTCTATCTCACATGGAATAGTTAAATCATAATCACGCTTCAAGCTACAACCTCTGAAGTCAATTGCCTTCTCGAAATGCTTCTTCATAAGTCTAGCATAGGGTTCCCAATTACCGGCTGGAACCTGCATCTTCAAGCTGTCATGGTCTTCAGATAACCACATACATTCAACGTCACCATTCAGCTCATCGTCAATCTTTAATGCAGCTCCCTGTACGAGATGCGCGACCGTCCTCTGCGGAATATTGGCATACCCCTCTTTGAAAAGCTGCGCATCCATTCGCCCGTTAAAAATTCTAAGTCCACCAAATGGGTCAATAATTGCTCTCGTACTTTGTAAACAGTCTTGTATGTCTTTATGGAATTTCCCCCTGATTCGTGGCGACGCTTGATGAAATAACTCAAGCATCTTACCAGCACGCCATTCAGAAATAGACATAGCGATATCAAACTTCTGAGCATCAGTATTGAAATTGACCATGAACTCATTCTTACCCATGTCGTAATTGCCCGCATGTCTAGTCTTCTTTCCACAGAATCGCTCAGGTCCATCTTTATCTAGTATATCCACTACTGGTATAACATCAGTAGTTAATATCATGCTAGTTACATAGTTGAATATCAAACCGGCTGTTCTTCGATGTATGTCAACCTTATCAAATGCCTCTAAGAGTTCCCAGTCTTCTGAGAGAACAGCGACAACTCTTGCTTCAGCTTGGCTACTGTCAGCGGAGATAAAGACAGTTCCCTTGTCGGGAATGAACATACTGCGTATGTCTTTCGCAAGCCGGCCGTGCTTTGATATAGTGTGATACGCAAGCCCAATTTTCTTCGGTCTAACTGGTTTTTTAAGAATTCCAGTAGAACTTCTGCAAGTCTCCGTTGATGAGATATTGTAAGAGGTCTTGCATCTCCCATCATAATCTGGACTGAAATTGATATTTCTGGACTTTTGAGTTCTGATTCTACGTTCTTCAAGGATGTCAGTGAGAATTGTTTGCTTCTCTTTTGTCTTGGCATGATTCCCCAGTAAGGCTACGATGGTATCCTCAGACGTTGGATTACGCTTCATTACCTTAAATTTCATATCCTTATATAGCAATTGGAATACTTGGGGATAACTAGCTACGTTCACTTCGTAACCAATAGCGGCTGTCAGTCTATCATGGACAACCTTAGCCATATCGCCATACTTCTTACTGAGTTCCTTCTTACGTGCTAAGTCAACTAAGAACCCATTGTTCTCCATCTTCAAATAGAACTTGTGCTTCTTCATCATATAATCATAGTAGTACGGAACTAGATTGATATGATAAACATCACTCAGGTCTATGAGGTCTTGCTCCTGTACTTCATCAATTTCAAATGTAACGGCACAGTCTTTGGCATTATACTTAAGTAGTTGCTCAATCTTCTGTTTGCCAAGTCTAAACTCTTTGCCTTCCTCTTTGTAATACGGCTCTCGTGTCCAAAGTGAACTCTGGACATTAAGCTTCTTAATCGGTAGTTCTGGGAAGATAACTCTGGTCTTGATGAGAGTGTCGCTGTATACGTGTGGTAATTCAAAACCAATGAGGTTGAGTTTGAATTCGTCGTACTTGATGTTTTGACCAATAAGACGTAGCCGTCTGAGCTGGCTATCAATTAGTCTCCATATTTCATCCAGTTCATAATCTCCCATATCAGTAAGCTTATGCTTACCAACTGCGCGAAGCAAAGGAATACTAATTGCGTGGTGTTTGTTGAAAGCGAAACCGATACAAACAGGCACGCAATTAATAGACTCAATGTCAACAGATGCTTTGTCAAGGTTTTTATATTTCTCGAAGAATCTGTAAGCTTCAAGTGAATTTTGACAAGTATCGAGTTCTCGACTAGGTAAGTGTAGCTCCCTTGTTCGGGATTCTTCAACTGCTCTTGCAATATCTGCTTCAATGAGTTTGATATATGTGTATTCAAGTCCACCTTTGTCTCCTCTATTAAACAGAGCGGCTGGATGTAACGTTGGAACTACTTTAGTAACACCATCTTTAGCCGTGAGAATAGACCCACGATAGTTAAGTATGCCAGTAAATCCAGTAGTATGCTCAAGAGCAGTATCGCCAATAGCCAATATGCATTTGGGTCTACGAGGTTTAATTTCATCTTCCCATAGCTTACGAGATTCCTCATTGATATCTACCCCTATCAGATGAAGCTTCTTCAAGTCATTCATCGGTGGTTGATACTTGCATACATTCGTAATATAGACTTCGTTCCGGCTGATACCGGCTTTACGAAAGCAATCGTTTAATATCTCACCACTTGGACCTGAGAATGGAATACCAGTCTCGTGCTCTTGCGCCCCTGGTGCTTCACCAATAGCCATTAGATTAGGTTCTAATGGACCAATGCCTCCTACGTAACGTGGCATTGTTTCTTTTCTTCCTCAGTCATCTTGCTAACAATAGAAGCCGGAATCGTGCTGATTACTTTGTCTCTTAGATGTCTCATCCAAGTACACACTTCACAGAGATTAGGCCACCTAGCCTCATCATTCCAATCCTCATTTGGTCTAAGCAAACACTTGTTGCATAGACTATCATAATTCTTAGCTACTCTCTTTTGATGTGATGGCATCTGGTTTCGTCTTATGAACTCCGTTAACGACATCTCGCTTGAACTGATTCCATCTTGCAATGGCTATATCAGCAATCTCATATAGCTCACACTTCGTATACTTTGGAATGTAGACGCTATCATCCACGCTATACTCATTCAAATGAACTACGTCATCATAGCCGCCAGTGATAGGCGAACCACTAGTCATCCTACCGGCTGGACAGATACCAAGGATACGTCTATTGGCATAGATTACTGTTCCAGTCTTTAACACTATCTCATCGAATGCCCAACCGGATTCGTCTATCATTCTATATCCTCCAATTGCATTTCACGACACTTCATGCGTATCAACGCAAGAGCATCCCTCATGCTTGAACAACGCTTTAATTGTTTATCGTGTGTTTTGAGCCAGCGTGCAATAAGTAAGTCTTGACTAACGCTTCCAATACTTCTATTCAAAGCCTTTGCTGTCTTCTCTACCGTCCAGCTAGCTTCACTCTTTAGTTGATGAACATGAAACTGATGTATCTCAATAGCTCTCTCAACCCATGTTGATTTAACAGGAGGTGCTTTCATCTACGTCGTTCAAACCGAAACATTGGGTCTTGTTCAACAGGTTCTTTATCCTTATTCTTTAATGCTTCACGTTCATCTCTGCTTAAGCCCTCACTGTCTCTAGTACCTTTGCATTCAGGATACTTCTTACAGCCCCAGAACTTCTGACCTGTCTGTCTATTAGCTCTGGCTGCCATTGGTCCCATACATTCAGGGCATTTCCATTCCTGAATAGGTGACTCCGGCTCGTTATCATTAACTCCAATTGTATCTAGCTGACCATAAGCATCATTCTTTGAACGCTTATAATCTTCAGCTATCTTCTTGGATTTGAATAGCTTAATGTTGTAATAACCAGAGTCACCATCTGTCTCGTAGTACATCCACAAATCCATCATACTAATCTCCTTGAAAGAGCGGCCACTAGGACTATAGCCAGCCTCAATCACACGGGACTGTGTTGAGTCTATCCTAATCTTTTCATAGTGTCTGAGGATTCAGAAGCCGCAAACGTTTAGAACCTACCGCGCTGCATGATGTTCAAGAGTTCCTCTAGGTCAGGATTCTTGTCAAAGATTTCTCTTGCACGCTTCACATCAGCAAGTTTCTTCTCTGCCTCGTTAACAGCCATATCGAGTCTCTGCTTTAGACTTGGCTGATGAATCATCTTTGGTGAGTCGGCACCATAGCTACCTTGTCCAGCAATTGCAGGCCATTCATTCTCACTCATAACTCTCACCAACTCCTTCATATCGAAGTAAAGCTCTAACCTATTAAATAGAGATGGGTTGAAATAAGTCCATTTCTGATAACTCGTTTCAACCCATTCTCCCATAACTATTTACGCCATTGGCCTGAAGTCAACAACGTCGTTGAATTCGTTGCCCTTGTTGCTCTTACCACGCTTGATATAAATCATGAGATTCTTACCGACCTGAGCCTTGAATGACTCGGTATTGAGCTGGTCAGCAGTATATCCCTTTACTGGGTCAGGCGGTCCAAAGAGAACACCGAACAGAGCCTTGCCAAATCCCAAGGCTTTCTCATTGAACAACCGACGTGCTACTACACCCTTGTTGGGTCCATCAATAATCTTGAAGTAGAAATTACAGTTGGTGCTGCCATCAGTATCAGCGTCCTTCTCATCGTAGTCGCTGATTTGCGCTGGATGCCAGCCGTTCTCTGCAAGGTCGCCCTTCTTCAAGTCGTCCGGAGTAAGTACGCCTCTCATTTGTATGCTCCTAATTCGCTGTCCCAGATTTTGGTCGGTTGGTTTGTGATTGGTAAGGTTTGTGGATTAAATACGTTGGGTTGAGTTGGTGTAGTTACTACTTCATTCTTCTCCTTGTTCATGCTGTCAGTGAAAGCTTGATTGACTTGCTCAAGAGCTTCAATCCAAACCTCATAGAATAGACGGTCTGTAATGTCAAGCTCAATTGGCAAGCCTAAACTTGACTTGGCATAATCATCACCAATAGCTTCAGTAGATACTTTGTATCTAATCTTCTGAGAACCAGAGCTGAAGTCTGCTGTCTTGGTAAATTGGTAGATTTCAGAGAACTCACCCGGTACGATACCGGCTACTTTGCTACCGTAGGTAACGATAGGATTTACTTTAGATACTTTCATTGAATTGCCAGAGCCTTCAATCTTAATACCTGGCAATGGATGTGCAGTCCAAATGACATGACAAGGCAACGTTCTGCAAATGTCAAGAGCCTGAGATACAAAGGATGTCTCAGTTTTATACTCATCAAACTGTGGAATAATCTGCTGAGGATTGTCTGTCTTCTTTTCAACCCTTTTACCCTTATCATTGAAACCTAATGACCAATTGACAGCACCAGCCGTTAACGTGGTCACTGAGTCAGTAATGAATGCTGTATACCTACAGTTGCCTCTCATGTCAATGACCTTGTTTAGATAATCATTGGCATTCGATGAACCATATACGTCAAACTCAAGATTGTCGAGAACCTTCTTACCTTTCTCACCTAGCTTACGATAGAAGGTTATCAGTTCTCTCGGTGCTTTCTTATCCCAATAAGCTAGATACGTTGGTCCACCTAATGCGAATGAAGCAGCGGCTATGGTCTTACCAAATCCCCAAGGGGCTTTGAATAAGAATGACGTTGGACCTG